ACGTTGGTCAGTCCGAAACTGTCCAAGGTCCTGCACTGGATGTCACCTGCACCCTCGTTCAAGATCGTTGAGTTGAAATCCTGTTGGGCCTGGTGTTCCCGGTCTGATAAACCATAGGGCCATGACACAACGTTGGTCTCCGTGATGTTCCTGTTGAAGCACTGCCTGAAGTTGGGGTTGGGCTCGAAGCAGATCACACTAGTGAATCTCTTGGCCAGTGGCCTTGTCCACTCGCCCACGTGGCTACCGATGTCTAGACACACGCGCCATTGCTTGACGTATGCCAGTGCGGCGTCCCTCTGTGCCTGTTGTCCGTCGCCGGCGTCTTCTAGGTATGTGGGTTGGGTGTGATGTCTGTACAGCACCCAGAAACTATTTTCGTTTGGCATAGCATTCTTTACAGCCACAGTCAGGACAGTCCAGGCACTCGGTGCAGGATTTCCCGCAGTGCTGTTCACAGCCACATTTCTCACAGATGTACTTGATCATCATAGTGCCTCCTTGGCGGCCCTGTGTAGGTCAGTTCCTGCCAGTTTGGTGCCCAGATATTGTAACAGTTTCTTGGCTGTGTTTTGTCTTGTCTTGCTGTCTAGACGGCTGTAATTTGCTATGGATCTTCTCAGGTTCCTTAGGTTGGCGTCCGTTATGTTCAAGGCCCTCTCCAGTTGTGTTAGGTATTGATAGTGATCCTCCCAGGTCCTCATGTACCTCCTCAGAGCCATCACTGGCACCGGTTGCCTCTGCCTCATGGCCTGGGCCTGGTTCTTGTTCCGCAGTTTCTTGGTGATCTCTGGATCTCCCGACACTATGGCCAGCATGTTGGCCAGATCGTTGTTGATCATCCTGACCTGGTCGAAAGTGCCCTTGGCCATGGTTCGTTCCGCATATGCTTTGGCAAATGGTGAAGTTTTATCATCCTGGCTCAATAATGCCAGTGTCAGGAGACTTAGGTATATCCTCTCAGTTACCTCTGGGAAAGTGTATCTCTCTAGGTCACTATGTCGCCTGATCACCCTGCCCTCAGATACATACTTTAAAAATGGAGTAAGCATACCAATATTTATAGAACAAATGCGCAAGATCTTTATTCTCACTGACCTCATGTTTTCTGGACAGCATCTGTATTTCGAGAACTTTATCAAGAGCGGAGATATCAAAAACATAAAATTCGCTTTCGAATCCAATTACTGGAATCTCCACAACTACGATTGGGGAGATTATGACGAATTATTCTGTATAATTGATCACAAGGATGGTTACGAGAGCAATCCGGAATTTGTCTCACAACTTCATCATAGAATGGATCTTTTGAAACAAAATGGATTTAGATTTATACTGGCGCGTCCATGGGAAAGTGAGGACAACGTTGCTGGTTCGAAGTTCTATAACATATTAGAAGGATACGAATACACGAAGTGGTTCGGCGGTATCACATGGTTCTGGTATTTCATGAAGGAGAAACACAAAGGAAGAGAATTTAATTGTGATCATTCCCACAAACCCTATGAATACCTTTATCTCAACAAACAACCTCGAAAACACAGAGTACAACTGTGGCAAGCACTGAACAATAGAAAACTGTTAGACAACAGCCTCAAGTCTTTTCTTGGACTGGATACACCAGTAAGACTAAATCGCAAATACGAATTACCAGATGTAGATCCAGATCACTATCCCTTGTATGGCAAGGACCAGGACATCTACACCCGCCCATATGAACACACTGCCTGTTCCTTGATAAGTGAGACCAACGACAATGACAAAATCTTCATAACCGAAAAGTTATGGAAACCAATACTTTGCCAACATTTTTTTATAGTGCATGGAAATTATCTCTATCTACAAAAATTAAGAGAAATAGGATTTAGAACCTTTGGTCAATACTTTGATGAGAGTTATGATATCGAGCCGGATGCTCGGAAGAGAACAGACAAGATAGTTCAGTTGATTGAAAGTCTAAGAAATTTTAATTGGAAGGATGCCTATCTTTCGTCAAAGAAGTTGCGAGAACACAATTACAGATTATTTTATGATAATGATGCATACCAGAAGCAGGTGCAGATGACGGTCATTGATTTTCTAGGTTTGAAATAAATTTTCTATAGTGGGGAAAAGTTTAGTGTGGTCAGTGCCACGTCGCCTATCCAACTCTTTGAGGTAAATTTTTAATAGTTTCTGTTGTAGTAGATCGGGTTCGGTTTTTTCACATTCCACCTTTATTCCTTTCAGGTTATTCAACTGTGCCTCTTTAATTGGGTCACCGTTGGTCTCATACAAATCTAGTGCACGATCTATACCTAGTGGTATTATGGCATCACCAAATATGGTAGGGTTCAAATATGGTCGACCGGCATCTCCGGCTTTCATGCCACTCCAATACACCTCTCTGATCTTCGACCATGTGTTCATCTGTTCAATGAGATCTGGCAGTGTTGGTATGGTAAGTGCCATCAAGGCACTGTTGATGCTGGGTGTGATATTTGTGCGTTGTAAGATGTATTCAAAGTTTTCCGTATATTTCTTTAGATCCAGACCGTTCCTAACGTACTCGGCTTGTGGCCCCCAACAGTCAAGACTGCCCACCACCTGCACATTGTATAACTTACCTTGTTCAACCAATCGCCACATCCTGGCTAGCCACTTCTGCACCCTGACAGGATCGACCGTGAGGTTTGAGAAGACGACCAGCGTGAGTTTTGGGTTTGGTATGCGTTCCAGTAGTTGTATCATCCTCTCGGTCTCTTTCTGAAGGAACGGTTCTCCTCCCAGTATCATTACCTTGTTTAGTTCGTGTACGTGTTGTTCCAACCATGCAAACAACTTGTTTGTGTCTTCATCGATGTTGGGATTGACTTCTATCTTTCCAGGAATGAAAACATGACTACCAAATTTTGGATACCCCCCTTGTAGGAATTGTCCGTGTATTCTGTTCTCATTGTCTATATTCGAACTGAATTTACTGTTGCAGTATACACACTTGAGATTACAGGTGTTACTAAAGTATATCTCCAACTGTGTTGGTGTGACGGAGACTGCATTCCGATTTTGTTGTAGTTCCTTTGGTGCGGTCACTCCTGGCATGTCCAGTTGAGACATCCTATCGGAGTGTCCTCCCGCGTCCTCAGTGTTCCTGCAGTGTTCACACCCCCTGCCCGGCCACTCTCCACGCAACATCTTCTCCCTCGCCTCCAGTTTGGTCCTGATGTTGTGGAACTCCATCTGGCCATCAAGTATCTCGTAGGGGTCGTGCGTGACCCTGTGGCAACTGGCAGTTGTGCCCATGGTCAAGAACACGGTTGAGTGGTTCCATTTCAACTGGCAAGGGATACCCTGCGTGATAGGGAATGGTTTTGATTTCATTTATGTTAGTTATTCTTGAACTTATTGATCGCTGTGAGATTCCTACGTGAGAATCCCAACCTATCAACCAATTTGACGGCACTGCCCGACTTATCAACGGCCACGAAACCCTCGGGTTCGGTGACCTCCAGTCCCGAGTCCGTCTGTTGGAATGATCCTATGGCCTGCGCCTGGTTCATCTTCCTCAGCACGAACGCCTTCATGGTCTGCACCGCCCTGTAGAACGTCAGCATGGCCTGTAGTGGCTTCTTGGCCCTGTTGAGGAATATGGGCATCTGTTTCATCTTCTCTTGTCTTAAGTTGAGGGCTTTCTGTGCCTTGAGTCCTGACATCTGTTGTGCCATCCTGTCATTGTAGAACTTACGAAATCCAAGTAAGAACTTGTTGGCATCGTTTGGCAGTTCACCTTCTCTGACTCGGGCGTTGATGTACATCTGGAACATGGGCACGAAGTCTTGGTTCTGTCCCAACACGCTGGCTAGGTTTCTCGGCACGTTGTTGAGTAGTGTTTCTAATTTTTCTATTCCGTTATAAAATTGTTTTGTCTCCGCGTCAGTGAACTTGGCCGACCCTGACACGTCTTTGTATGTTGCGTTGTCAAAGAACACGTCCGGTGATCGTGTAAATGATCCCACGTCCGTGCCCGCCTGTGCGTCCATAGTGGCCAGCGTGTCGCCCAAATATGTGGTGTGGAATATGATGCCCACCTTGGCCCTGTCTATTTGTTTGCCCAGATCACTCTGTTCTGGCACAGCGTATGTGATGGTATTGGGTGTGAATGTGAGGTTTGGTTTGCCGTCTATGTTCTTGCGTGTGATGTCCTCGTCCGTGAAAAGTAGGTCTCCCTGGTGCACTCCCGTCATGTCCAGTTTCTTGAGATGTACCAGGCACTTCAACAGTTTCTGTCCTAGGTCATCCGTGCCATGATTTCGGGCTATGTCCTGCTTGGTGTAGTTTATCTTGGCCGCCTTGGCGAACACTGATTTTGTTCCAACGAAGAATCTACCATTGTCTGGGTTGATACCACACACCACCGCGGGCGCGCCATCCCATTTCACAGATACCTTGACTGCCTCTGAGCTGGTGCCTTTCAAAGTTAGTAACAGTCCCCTGAAGTAATCCAATACGGCCCGACCGCCCTCATAGCCGTCCGTGATCACGATGTCCTCGATGTGTTCAAGGTGTGTCCTCTTGAATTCTGTAAGGACGTCTTCTATAAGCATTGGATTAGTCCTCTTGGTACTCGCCGTCGATGGTCTTCAGCACGTTCTGTTTGATGTCTCGGTTTTCCTTAATTCTTGCCACACCTTTGCTGAACTTGGATGCGTCCATGTTCTTGAGTGCTGAATTGAATTTCTTTTCAAGTTTGAATGCGGTGTCCTGGTCGAAGTTCTCCCTGATGTAGTGCATGAGTCTTATCGCACTCTCTAGGATGTGTGATGCCCTGCTCTCGACCACTTCTTCCTTGTCCCTTTTTAGGGGCATGGAGCTGAGTTCTTCCAGTAGGCTTCGCGTGTGTTTCTGCATATATAAGGTATTTACTCTTTATTGTAACATAATAAAAGCAAAAGTCTACTTGGAATTTTCAACTAGATATCGGATTAGGTATTTTTCTAACTCTCTGTATTGGGGCGTTTCGTGATGATATGCGTGTTCTGGTATATTTTCTCTGATATCTTTGGGCATCGTGCTCCTCATGAACCGATTGCCGCTGAACTGCCATATGTCAATTATCCTCTTGTTTTCGCTAATGAGATCTATCTTGGTGAATCCAGCGTATCCCTTGATGTGTTTCTTGTCAAATCCATTACACATGTCCCACATCAGATAGGGAATCTTTTGGTGGTCCAGGAACCCCGCCATCATTATGATCTCAGTGAATGTCTTGTCCCAGTAGGTCTTTATTGTTGGTATTATCTTGTAGTAATCGTCAACCAGTTTTTTGATATCATCCAATGATGCCTCCTGTAGAGAGAATTCATCAGAGAGATAGTTTGAATTTTGTAGGGGTATCCAACTGCCGTCTATGGGATCTTCATTTTTGTTTAATGCCAACTCCCACCTA